TTAATTTAAATCCTAAAAATTCTTGACCAATAACAGGTGCTTCCATAATTACATTATTCGTGTCAACAATGGTAATATCACCAGTTATACATGTTTTATATAAATCCTCATATAAATTTACACCTGTAATAAGTCTTGATATATCCACAACAGTGCCTGATGAAGAAAATATCTTTACCTTATCAAATGTAAATTGACCTGCATACGAATAATTTGTTGACATTATATTACTGATTCGCTAATTAAGTTATTATATTCTTCCGTAAATTGTGATATGTAACTAGGGTCTAACAATCTTATTTTTCTTTTAGCATCTTGTTGTTCTTGTTCATACTCATAATTGGTAATTAAAGTTGCAGATGGGTAATCTGTATTGTCTGTACCAATATCAATTTTCTTTTTAGTATTACCAGAAGTTTGAGATATTTCATAATGGTGTACACCATCAATATTTGAATACTTGTCTTTTAGAAACTGTAAAAATTGTGCCTCTGTCATTGGCCAATCATGATATCTATCTGTAATATTATTAATCATCATAATTACCCAATGTAATTCAGCATTACCATATAGTTTAAATGCTATAGATTCTGGTGTTTCACCATTCTTAACATCATAGGTATCATATAACATAGTATTAGCTTTTACTTTTGCTCTAATACCTACACGCCTAAGTAAATTTTTAACACTTTTAAATTCACCTGTGCCTTTAGAATCATATGGTATTGTTGGAAACTGTTTAAAATACATATTAGAAACCTTCTTCTACTCTTTCTCTTGTAATGAGTTCTATTTCTTGGAATTGTAATGTTATTTCTGTTTCAACAGGTGGAGCACCATCTGCATTGCCATCATATGTTGTGTATTTAGAACCACCATAGGATACATCCATACTTGATAGATAACAAGTTGATATTTTATGTAAATAATTATTTTCTTGATTTACATACATGTATTGTATATCAAATGTGCTTGGTACTTTTAAGTTCCTACCTGTTTTATCACCATCACCTAATTCTGGTAACATATGAAATTTAAATGCATAAATTATTTCTGCAATCTCATCAGCTTCCTCTTTACTTCTAGGCATCATTTTAAAAATATAATCAAAAGTTCTTTTGTCTATACCTTTAAATGCTAATTCCATTCTGTCTGAAACAATCTCACCATCTCGCATTTCTATTTGCTCTACTATTCCACCACCAAGTTCTCTTGCAACTCCTCTTACTGCTGATTCAGCACCTTGAGTAACTGCAGCTGTTAATTTTTCCTTTACTGCTGGGTCGTTAAAATCTGCATTATTACCAAGTTTTGATATTGCGGATATTGCATTACCAGCAAATGCACCTACGCCTGTATCTGTATAATTTGACTTATAAGAAGTTTTTACTGTTGGTGGCATGTACATAGATATTGCTGTATCTAATCTTTTTGTTGGTGGTCTTTCAAATGCTACTGTTTGGTCTTTCTGTGACCTAATTTGATGTTTCTTTTCTGTTTTAATTCTTCCTTTAGTACCAAGTCCAAATCCACCTATTTTATCAGTTAGTCCACCTAGTAATTGATTTCCTATTTTATCTGGGGAAAACATATCTAAAAAACTTTGTGCTTTTGTATCAAAATTTTTAGTTAAACCTTTTAGTTTTCTTTTTCTAGTTTCACCTACTATATTTTCTAAACCCATATCTTGTGCATTTGCCTCTGCAGCATATCCACCACCAAATTTTAGTTTAGCATTTTGTTGTTCATTGATAAAAAACATAATGTAGTGCCCATGATTACCTATACCTGGGTCTGCACCTACATCTAAAGGAAAAGATAACATCTTTGTAGATTGTTTAGTACGATTGATTGGTGCTGTTTCAGATGAATCACCTATACCCACATCACCACGAATAACACTACCAATGTTACCAGCAACCCTTCTTAGATTTTTTCCTAGTACACCTGTGACGGCTGACTTGCCTTGTCTTTTTAATACATCTATTGCCATGTATAAATAGTCCTATATTGATTTAAAGTATTTATAACGACTATGACATATAAAGGAAAGTTTAAACCCAAATATCCTACAAAATATAAAGGTGATTTGAAAGAAATAGTGTATCGTTCTTCATGGGAATTGAAGATGATGAAGTATTGTGATACCACTAAATCAATTATAGAATGGGGTAGTGAAGAATTAGTAATACCGTATATATCGCCGTGGGATGGTCGTTATCATAGATATTTCCCAGATTTCTATGTTAAAGTTCGTACTAAAAATGGTAGTCTTAAAAAGTATATCATTGAAGTTAAACCTAAGAATCAATGTACACCACCAGAAAGGAATCCTAAACGAAGAACAGGTGTTTGGTATAACAAAGTCAAAACATGGGGTATAAACAAGGCCAAATGGAAGTCTGCGACTGAGTTTTGTCTAGACCATAACATGGAATTTAAGATACTAACCGAAGACCATTTAAATCCTAGTTAGGCAGGATTGTAATATGGATTTTGTGCGGTGTCATGAACATTAACATCACCACCTCTAATTTCTGAATAATTATCACCACCTTTATTAATAACATTATTATTAGTAATCATAACTGCTCTTTTATCACCCATCATTTCTTCTTTTCTTGCCATTTGCATGTTTTCATTTTCTTTTCTTGCTACAAATCGTGCAGGGTCATTCTCACCACCTGACATTTGAGCACCAGCTGCAGCAATATTACCTAAGTCTGGTTTAACATCTGCTCCACTCATAACTTCAGCAAAAGCTTTATTAAATGATTCTATCGGACTAAAAGGACTTGTTAATGCAGCCATAGCACCTGCACCAATTGCTTTAAATATTCTTCCAATACTAGCTAAACCTTCTGTTATGAAATTACCAATATCAGCAAAGAAGTCCATGACACCACCAACAAAATTCATAACATCAAATTCTTCTATTGCTTTAATTATTGGGTCCATTAAGTCTGGGAAACCAAAGAAACCTAAAATAGAATCTATAACACCTGCAACATCACTTAATATCATTTTGATTCCACCTGTAAATCCAGCAAGTATTCCACCAAAGAATCCAAACTGTTCATTTGCCTCACTAAAGTGTTCTTGAAATCCCTGAAATATTCTTACTAGACCATAAGCAGCTGCAGCAACAAGGGCGACAACAGCAACAACAGGTAACATTGGAGCAAGTATTGCACCAAGACCAACAAGCATTCCTTTAAAAGCCAATCCTAAACTAATCATCATAGCTTTACCTTGTACTANTAATCCCGCACCCATTAGTTTTAATCTAGGTATCATATTTTTCATTAAGACACCTTTAGGCCCAAACAAGAAAGCAAATGCAGCTTGTAAAGCAGTCAATGTTACTTTTGTAACTGTTGTTTGACCTACTATTGCAGCAATTTTAAGACCAATGAATGTAAAGAGTGCCAGCAATTTACCAAAATGGTCGGCCCAATATCCCCAATTTGGGTCTGAAAAGAAATTTAATGTATCTGTTATAAAATTTACGATACCACCGACTATTGCTTTAAATGAATCTGATGTTAAAAAAGCAAATAGTGCAATAACACCAATACCCTTTAGAAGCATTGAACCACCAGCTGATACTTTTTCACCTATATTATCTCCAATATCTGTTAATCCACTAACTATTCTTTTCTGCATATCAAAATTTATTTTTTGTCTTTTCTTTTCTTCTTTTTCTTTCATCTTATCAAGTATCTTTTGATTTGCCATAACTTTTGGTGAATCTTCTCCAGCGATTGCTGTATCTCGTTGTATTTCTTTTTGAAGTGCTAACATTTTAGCATCCATATCTGCTCTTCTTCCAGCTTCTTCTTCATCTAGTCCAGACGCTTTAGCAGCAATACGATTTCTTTCTGCTGTTAAATCTGCAATTTTGTCAGCATGAATTACTTGAAGTCCAGCATTCTGGTTTAGAGAAGCTAACTTCTCAACCAGGTTTTCAAATCTTTTATCTAAAGGGTCTTTCTTTTCAGCCATTATTTTTTACTCGTTCCTGTGTATAGTCCAAACCATGCAGCACCAGCACCTACAACGATGCTTATCAACCCAGACTGTTCCATAGTCGGAGCCAATAGATTCATATACCAAATAACACATTTATATAACAATATAATATATACTGTTAAAAATAGTCGTGGGAATATTCTCCATGCATCCACAGCTTTTGCCATGTCTATCCATGATTGATATTTGTTTTTACTAGAATCAACAACATTTGTGTCTACTTCTAATTCTATGTTTACTTTTTTAGTTTCAGTCATATCTTTTGGAGCCTCGTAATATGATAACTTAGGTTTATCCTCAGCCATTATTCATTTTCCTATTTTCTTTTTCTATTCTTTCGTTTTCTTCTTTTATGTGTTGTTGTAACATTGCCATGTATATTTCTCTTTCCCATGGCATCATATTCTCTAACTCTGTTAAAGAGTATTTATGATGTTGCATGAGTGCAAAATTACTCTTATAGTAATTTTTTAGGCTCTCATGTGAGAGCCCTATACTAAAAAACTTCTTAATCCCTCTAGAGGCACTTCACTTTTTACCTTAGTGTTAGGATTTTCAACTTCAATAACATATCTTAATTTAGGCATAGTATTAAAGAAGTTCATTACATTTTGAAATTGTTCAGTATTTAAGTTATCAATAAAATCTGTCAATTCTTTATCACTTATATCTGCTTTATTGTATATTGTATCATCCCAAGATATGGTTTCTAGACAATCCTTAACAATCGTAAATGCCATTTCTGTTGTTGATGCATTATTATATGTAGCATAAGATGCAAGTAAAGGATAATCAAAAGTCATTTTAATATCATCGGTTACATTTACTTCATTTGAATGGTCATCAAAAACAGACACTTTAATTTCACTTATAGGTATATCTTTTGATACTATAGTTTTTTCATCATCTGGGCAAGTAATATTTACAGATATAGTTTCACCAACTGATTTACTTCTTATTTGTAAAAACACATACTCTGCGTCAAACAAAGGACAGGTTGTTGGGTCTATTTTATTGAATGTACAGTCACGAATTAACTGTTTCATAGCATCAAGTAATTCTGTTTCATTTTCAGATTCTTGTGCCATTATCATTCTCTTTTGTTCTTTAACCAAGAACGGTCTATACTTTATTTCTTCATCTGTTGAAGGTAAAGTTAAAGTATAAACTGGTGTTTCAAGTTTAGGTAAAGCCATAATTTTTCACTCCTTAATTATAATCTTCTTAATACTTTTGGTATTCTGCTCAATAATTGTCTTTCGACCTGGTCACCAAGTACATTTTGTAGTCTATCCAATAGTGGTTTAGGTAATTCAGATTCATCAGTTAGATTTCTCCAATATCTATATTTAAAACCAACAGTTATTTCCATAGCTGATGTAGCAACTGCGCCAGAAAGAGTTTGTTCTCCAAGAGTTTCGGGGAAAGCCTCAACTAACTCAACACCATATCTTCTATTGTTTTGTTGGTCTAATGTGTAGATTTTTACATTACCCACATAATCATCATAATAACCCATTGCAAATGTTTGTGGGTTAAATGCTATTCTTTGCCATGTTTCAAAAAATTTCTTTTCTCTCATATCATTGTGACAATAAAGAGTTGCACTAACATCACCAAATGTATATCCTTGTACTAAGTTTCTAGCAGGGCCATATATTGTTTCATCAGCAACTGTTGTTAAAGCACGAGAAGGTAATGCTATAGTGTGACATTGATATGCAACATCTCTTGTAATACCACCACCTATATCTTCAAACAATATTTGTGAAAATAAATTTTGTGATGCACCAGGGCCACCTGTGCCTCTACTACCTGATGGTGCTCCAAATCTTACTTCATATCTTGAAGGTAATGCAATACCATCATCATCTCTTAGTGGTGCAAGTAATTCATTTAATACTGATGCGGAACCTGCCTCTATTAAACTACCAAAATCTAATGCCATTATATCATTCCTCTTGATTTTGCAAATACATGACTATCAGACTGTTTTTTAAATCTCTGTACAGGTAATAGTGTTGCAATCATAAATTCATCTGCTTCTACTTTTCTAAACTTAGACTTAATATTACTTGCTAGATATCTTTTTAAACAAGGTTTAACTAAATCTACTTTTTTTAATTTACTATAATCCACTCTTAATTTTGTAGATTCATCAAACTTGTTATTATTACTATAATCTACTAATCTATCTAATAATCTTAATCTCATAGGCATAGATAGATAATGTAAATTGATTCCTAAAAATCCATTGTTATATTCTTCAATGGGTAATACTAAAGGAAATGTATCATAATATGGTAACTTATCCTTTAACTTAGGGTCATATACAAACATATTTAGTATACCAAAGGTAGGCACTGATGTTCTTTTACCATCACGAATTAAATCTGCAGACTTTGGGGTACCAAACTCTTTGATTTTATCACGAAACCATTGGGTTGATTTAGGTCTACCACCTGCAGCGTCTAAAACACTTTGGATATATTTACTTCTTGCCATATGTTTATTTATAAGGATTGTATAGAATTATACAAGAAAAGTGCCCCTATAGAATAGAGGCACTCGATAGATTACTCAGCTAGTTTTTCAAAATATGCTAATGTATCATCTTCCTCAACTACAGGTGTTTCCACTTTTGTAGTTACAGGTTTTGTATCAACTTTAGGTGTTGCAACAGGTGCATCATCTAAATCATCAGCAACATTACCAACTTTTACAGTACCAGAAAGGACTGCATCTAGTCTAGATTTTAACTCATCATAAGATTTAAAGTTTGTTGGAGCAGTAAACTCTGCAAGAGAGTGTTGTGCTTTCCAAACTTTATCTGCATCAGCGTCATCTTCAAATAGTTTAGATGTATCTTCAAACTCTGATTTATCATAGTTCCAATAGCCATCTACTTTTCTGATTTTTAATTTGAAGTTAGCACCTTCCCAAAAATCAAATGGGTTGATTGCCTTTTCATCTTCAAACTCTGGTGACATAGCAGCAGTTAACTTATCAAAGATTTTCTTTCCGTAACGGAACAAGAATACTTTACCTTCATTCTCTGGGTGTTTCGTATCACTTACTACATAAATGTTTGAGAAGTATTGTAATTTTCTTTTCTGTTTACGAGCAATCTCTTTATCAGATTCTAAACCTGTATTCCATAATCTAGTGTTATGTTCAGAAACAGGGTCTTTCTGATTGAGTGTTGTAAGAGAGTTTTCAATGTACCATTGACC